TTTTAATATACCTAAACAACCTACATTTACTAAAGGATTTGTATTATAACTTGGATGTAAATATAAATCACCACCAATATTAGGCACACCTATACAATTTCCATAATATGAAATACCTTGAATTGCCTTATTTAATAATTGATTACTATTAGTATCAACACCAAAACGTAAAAAATCTAAAATACCAATAGGACGAGCACCCATAGTAAAAATATCACGTAAAATACCACCAACACCAGTAGCAGCACCTTCAAATGGATCAATAAAAGTAGGATGATTATGACTTTCTATTCTTATAGCAATACAATATTCAGTACCGTCAGGCGATTTACCAATATCTACAATACCTGCATTTTCACCAGGACCTTGAACGACCCATGGTTCTTTGGTATGTAAATTACGTAGATATTTTTTGGTGGTTTTATAAGAAATATGTTCGCTAAACATAAGTTCTTTGATAGATTTATCAAAAATCATTTGATAATTTGGTTCAATTATTTGTTCTTGATAAAATAACATTTGGAAAAAAGTATTTTTGAAATCAAGATTATTTCTTTCAGGATGAGGCATCATACCAAATATTTTTTTTTTCATATTACATACACCAGCAATAGATTTATCTTCATATCTTAAAAAATAACATTCATCATTTTTTAATTTTTCATTATTTACATATTTACCATATGAATTTGCTATATATAATTCAGTAGAATTTTTAATATCTTCATAAGAAACATTACATTTTACTTTTTTACATACAAATTTTTTGCAATCATTTAAAAGTAATTTACCTGGTAATAAATTCATTTGTGTTAATATTTGAAAACCATTACATATTCCTAAAATAGCAATATTTCTATTTACTGCTTCTTGAATTAAAATACTAACAGGACTTTGTAAAGCCATAGTTCCAGGTGAAATAATATAATTTTCGGTAGCTTTGTTATAAATACGATCACCAAAAGCGAATCCACCTGGTAAAACAAGTAAATCAAGATCATTTAACAATGAAAAGTCGGTTTCTTTGTGCCATATAAAAAAACATTTATTTTCATCATTAAAATTAAAATAGCGGAATGTTTCTAAATCACAATTGGAACCGGGATAACGAATTATGCCGACATTTATCATTTTTACTTTTATGTAAAGTATAATTTTTAAATCGTTTGATTTAAAAATTAGAGTAATATTAGTATATAATGAAAATTCCAGTAGTGGGTATTGTAATGGGTAGTGATTCAGATTTAGAAATAATGAGTAAAGCATGTGAAATTATGGATGAATTTAAAATACCGTATGAATGCAGTATAGTATCCGCACATAGAACACCAAATCGTTTATACAGTTATGCTGATGGAGCAATTCATAAAGGATTAAAAGTAATTATAGCTGGTGCAGGTGGTGCAGCACATTTACCTGGAATGTTAGCATCATTAACAGAAATACCTGTAATTGGAGTTCCAATAAAATCGAGTTCAATGGATGGTATGGATTCATTATTATCAATAGTTCAAATGCCTCGTGGAATACCTGTGGCTACAGTGGCAATAAATAATGCGACAAATGGGGCATTATTGGCGATACGTATGTTAGGAATAGGAGATAAAGGTATAATAGAGAAAATGAAAAAATATATGGATAAGCAAGAAAAAGAAGTAGTAAATAAGATATATAAAATAGGAAAAATAGGATGGAAGGATTATTTAGAAGAGAATAGTGATAAAATTTAATTTATTAATAAAAAATTTCTAATTATATATATATATTATGCAAAACAAAAAGAATAAAAAACAAAACGGAGGGGAAGCAGAAGGTAAAATTATATTTAATTATGTATTATTAACATTTTTAGTAGGATTTATTTTATATTTTGCTTACTGGTGTCTTAGCTACGGCAAAAAAAATTGTGAACAATTTTTTCAATTTCTTGGTGAAGGAGATTTGGAAGGTGCTTGGTCCAAATTTTTAGTCAAAGATATACCTTTAGTCCAAGGTACTATCAATCAAGGAAGCAATTTTTTTAAGAATTTTTTTAATTAGAATTATAAATTGATTTTTATTTATTTTTTTTTAATGTCTGGTGAAGAAATTCGTAATGAAATTAGTTTTAATTCTTCATTCATATATGGTTTAATTATTATTTTAACTATAATGTATGAAAATCGTACAATAAGTTATTATATTTATAATAATATTTATTATGTATTTTTATTAATTAATATAATTGGTTTATATTTTATATGTAATAGAATTAGATTTGAAATTAATATAAGTATAAAAAAAATTTAATCACATTTATTAACTTTTTTCTACATTCTCTAAATGAAGTTTAGTTTTTTTATGATGATACCACATATTATTTGTAGTCCATAAATTACATACATCACAAAATTTAGGTTTTTTACCCCATTCACTTTTATTTTTTAATTTTTTTTGATATCTTTCAGGGTCATTCATAAGTTTTTCTGTATATTTTCTTTCTTTTTCTTTTGCTTTTCCTGTTTCTCTATATTTTTTTCTACTTTTTTCTATTTGTACTTTTTTTACTTCTTCAGATGTATAAGCATTATGTATATTTAATGTTGGGTTATATTTATCAATATATTCTTGTTCTTTTTGTTTTAATTCTTCTTCATTATTACAATCATAATATTCTAAAATTTCTCTATCAAAATTATTCCAACCACCATTATCTCTAATAAACTGATATAAATATAAGTTATGTCTTTTATTATGTTTAGTATTACACGCTGATTTATGTGTATAAAATCTATCTTCAAAACATTTTGTTGAACCAATATAACATTCTGTAATATCGGGATTTTTACAATAAATACGATAAATTACACTATTTTTATAATCGTTTTCCATTTTAAATTTTATATCAAAAATAATCAATTTAAAAAAAAAATATTTATATATGTAAAAAAAAATTTCTCTACTAGAGAAGAGTACCCATACCGGGATTCGAACCCGGGCGAAATCATTAGAAGTGATTTATGCTATCCACTACATCATACGGGCAATAAAATATACAAACAAATTTACGAGTTTCTCAATTTTTAAATGAGTCAGAAACTATAACCTCATTTTGTTTTGTTTTTCTTTTTTGTTTATATAATTATTCATTTCTTTGATTTTACTTGGGTGTGAAATGAAAACCCCAAAATGATTCTCCCCGGCCGGAATCGAACCAGCGACCTTTCGATATCCGCGTAATTATCCTCTACAGTCGAACGCTACTACCAATTGAGCTACAGGGAGATTTAACCTTCCTCCTCTTCCATATTATAATATATTTTTATTTTTAAATAGTTTATATTTATATAATTAAATTAAACACATTTATCCCTACCAGGAATCGAACCTGGGCCACGTCCTTGAAATGGAATTATTGAGTGCTGTTCGCTATTATCTAATAGCATATTTTACGTATCCTAACCACTAGACCATAGGGACTTAAATTTTATGAAATAATTTAATTATATATTTAAATGTACGCCATCACTGGGAGTCGAACCCAGGCCACCTGCGTGACAGGCAGGTATACTAACCGTTATACTATGACGACTTCTTATATATATTTAAGGTATTATTTCTAAATAGTTTATTTATAATTATATTACATATCTATGAAAAATATGTAGGAGTTGCTTTTATAGTATATAAAGGTAACTGTGTATAATTTTCATCTGTTTTTATTTTTTTATATTTAATTTTGTATGTATAATCTAATGTTTCAGAAGGATCAATATAAATTCTTATAAAAGAATTTGGATGTCCCATTTCTCCACTTTGCATAATATTTTTATAATAATTTTGATTATTTATATCGGTAATAATAAATAAATAATCTATTAAAGATGTATCACTAATATTAAATTCATATATGAAATTTTTATAAAAATTCTTAATTGAAATATTTTCTCCATCTATTTTATAATCTTCGGCAGTAGTATCATATGTTAATGTATGTGTAATTTTATTTGAAAATATATTGCCTTTTATAAACCATTTATTTTTTTCTATATTAATTAATTCAAATAAAGAATTTTTTAATGGAATATCTGTAATAGACAATTTTGTTTTTAATTCTCCTTCTTGTATTATATCACTTTTTATTAATTCATTATAACCTATATTAATATATCCTGTTAATTTATCATCTCCTAAAGTATTTATTTCTAATGAAGTCGCATCATCATTAATAATAATATTATAAAATATTCCTAAATCATCTGTAGTATTATTAGGAATATTTATTTTACATATTTTATTTTCAGTTAATGTTTTAGTTGTAGTTAATTCAAAATAACCTGAATCTATATTTTTATTACTGGTTTTTATTATATTAGAAATATTATTTAACGAACTAGTAGAATTACCAAATGTTTTTAATGTAAAAGTATTTCGTGTTGTTGTAATTACTTTATATGTTATATTTGAATCTTGTAGATCATCTTGTAATAAATTTATATATTCTGTCGTACTATCTGGTTTTAATCTTTGAATATTATATAATTTAATTATATCACCAACTTTTAAATTATGATTATTGGATGTAAAAATATCTTTATTTGTTTTTTCTATTTCTGTAATAGTTTTTTTATATATAACAGATGATAAATTTTGAATCATATAAGTTGTATTTGATTTATCTAATAATAAAATATTATTTGCATCTGTATTTAATATATTATTTATATAAACAATATTAGTGTATTTTTTAAAATTTAAATTACCTATAACAGTTTTATTAGTAACTTCTATATTTGAATACTTACCTTCTGTAACATTTTCATTCATATTATAATTTAACTTATATTTTTTAAATTATATTATTTTAATTTAAGTTAAATTTTGTTATATTAAATTATATATATATAAGTATGACAGCTGGTGCTTTACAACTTAATTTTATTGGGCCCCAAGACAAACATTTAACAGGAAATCCTCAAATGACCTATTTTAAAAGTGTATATAAAAAATATAGTAATTTTGCTAAAGATACAAAAAAAATATCATTTGAAAATAAAGTTCAATTTGGTTCAGAACATATATGTGTTATACCGTATGATGGTGATTTATTAAGCGATATTTATTTAAATATAGAATTATCTGAATTAATTAGTTCAAATAATAATGAAAATTGGGCTGGATATATAAATGGATTAGGATATAGTATTATAGAAAGTGCAGAAATTCAAATTGGTGGTTTAACAATTGATAAATTAGATTCAAATTGGTTAGACATTTATAATGAATTATTTGATCAACGTTCAGATACTCTTATAGGAAAATTTAATACAGATGTTACATTGCAAGAAAATAATACAGCTCAAAAATTATATATTCCATTACCATTTTGGTTTTCAAAAAATAGTGGTAGTTCATTACCAATAATCGCATTACGTAATCATGAAATTAAAATTAAAATTAAATTTAGAAATTTAAATGAAATTATTAAATCCGATATTAGTACTTATTCACCAAATACACCTATTATTAATGCTAATATTTTAGCTAATTTTATTCATTTAGATACAGAAGAACAAACCTATTTTACAAGTAATCCACACGAATATCTTATAGAACAATTACAAACTTTAAGTGATACATCAATTATTTCTACTACAAATATAAAAAAAATACCACTTGAATTTAGCCATCCAATTAAAAGTATTTATTGGGTCATTCTAAATGATATGAACCATACTCAAAATATGAAAACTGGTAATAATTGGTTATCTTATACATCTTCTAATAGTCTTCATTCTGATACATTTAATTCAGCCAAAATTACAATCAACGGCCAAGATAAAATGATTAGTATGGATTCAACATATTATCGTAATGTTTTACCTTATGAAACACAAATGTATTTTCCACGTAAATATATTTATTCTTATTCATTTTCTTTACATCCAGGACAATATCAACCTTCTGGTTCTATTAACTATTCTAGAATTCAAAAAGGAAATTCACATTTAGAATTTACATTTAATAATACTAATACTGTAGGTGGTAGTACCAATGGAAAAATTAGAATATATGGAATAAATTATAATATTTTGAGAATAGAGAAAGGACAAGGTGGTTTACTTTATATGAACTAATTTATAAAAAATATATAATTATTATAATAAATATTAATATTCTTCTATTTCATTAAATTGTTCTAATACAAATTTTTTTTGTTCTTCAAATTTTTCTTCTGTATAATCTAAAAATACTTTTTTTAATTTCTCATAGTTATTATTAAATAAATTCATCATTTTAGCATCTTTAATAATATTTTTAATATTTTCTTCTGTATTTTGAGATAAATAATCGGTTCCATTTTTATCAATAAATACACATAAATAATTTTTTTTTTCATCAATTTCATAATTTATTGGTAAAGATATTTGTAATTGTTCTTTTGACATTTTTAAATAAACAAACAATAATGTTTCTTTTTGATCATTCATAAATAAATATGCATCTCTTGTTTTCATTTTATAATATTAATATATTTATCTATATATTTATTAATTTAAACATTTATTATTATATAATAATATATAAATATGCCTAATGGAATTATTAAAATGTTATATTCTGGTAAAGAAGATCAACAATTTACAAAAAATCCAGATATAAATTTTTTTAAATCAGTTTATAAATCTTATAGTAATTTTGTTAAAATTCCAGAAAATATACAAATAGTAACAAATTATAATATTAATACTACAAAAAATATTAATATTGATTTATCTAATTATAATTATGATTTAATGGGTGATTTATTTTTATATTTTAAATTACAAAATCCTATTTCAAATAATATAATAGATTTTATAGATAAAATAGAATTTTATTGTTCTGACTTATTATTAGATACAATTACAAAAGATATTTTAAATTTATATTCAAATATATATTACAATAAAAATAAACATAAAATTTATAATTTATTATCTTCTAAAAATAACAAAAATACATTCTATATTCCTCTTCATTTTCATTTTTTACATAAATCATCCAGTTATATTCCCTTATATTTATTAAGAGAAGAGCAAATACATATTAAAATTTATTTTAAAAAAGTATTATTTACAGATGTTATAGTTGATGATATTGATTTAATTGTTAATTATTTTTTACTTGAAAATGATGATAAACGTTTTCTTAAAAAAAATTATATATTTATGGAAAATATTAATCATATGGAAAATATACAATTAAATGTTTCAGTAAAAAAAGATATATCTAATGTTATAAATTTATTATTTCAAAAATATTGTAAATTACTTTTATTTGTTTTTAAAAATTGTAATATTGATGAAATTAAATTATATTTAAATGATTTACGATTATCTTATACAGTACAAGAATTAAAATATATATCTTTTTTACATTCTAATCTTAAAAATAATAATGTTTTAAATAATAATAATAAAAATATAGATAATACACAAATTTTAGTTTTACCTTTTACTTTATTTAAAAATGATATTTCAGGTTATATAAATTTAGATACAATTAATAAATTATATCTTGAGTGTTTCCCTTTTATTATTCATACTAAAATTAATTTTAATGTTACTTCTATATTTACTATTAATTATTTTGCTGTTACTACAAAATTATTAACATCTGATATAAACCAATCTCCTGATATAACTATATATACAAATGTAATATATACAATAACAAATACAAATTGTGATATTATTATTACAATAAGTGATCCTACTTCATTTATTGAAAATAATTTAGAAATTCCAAATAATTTGTATTATGAAGGTTTTAATTATGATAAAAAAACTTTATTAGTTGATAATGAAGTAGAATATACAATATTATATTATTGTCATAAAAAATCTACTTCTAATTCTACTAAAATAACTTGTGGTAAATTAAAAATATTATCTGATTCAAAAAGAATTTGTGCTTTAGGATATGTTGATATTTATTCTATCAATTATAATTTATTTACTTTAGAAAATGGAAAATTATTTGAAACATCCTTTTAATCTTTTTAATAAAACATTAGTTTATTTAAAATTTTAATTCTATTTTATTAATATAAATGGGTGGTGGTTTAATACAATTAAAATTTTTAGGTGATGAAGCTGAATTTTTTGTCGGAAATCCCCAAATATCTTTTTTTAAAAGTGTTTTTAAATCTTTTAGTAATTACAGTAAAAATTTAATGGATATTTATTTTGAAGCTCCATTAGATTTTAATAAGGATACATATGCTAATATACCAGTACATGGAGATTTAATACAAGATATGTATTTAAATTTAAATATAAAAGTAAATGTATCAGATACATTTGATTTAACAATTTCTGGAACTACTTTTTCTTCTACAAAAAATGCAGTTTTTTATGAATATAATTCATCTGGAACACAAGATTTATATTTATATAATTATATTTATACATTAACAAATACTAATATTACAAATTTGAAAATAACTGAAATAGGTTCTGATATTAATTTATATGATTCTGGTTCGAAAAATTTAGATTTAACAAATATTACAACCACACGATTAAATTGTACTTATGATACAAATAATTCATTTCATATTAATGTGCGATTTTTAAAAGAAGATTTAACAAAATTTATAAAAGAAATAACTTTTGAAATTGATGAATATATAATAGAAAAACATGATACAAACTGGTTATTAATGTATAATAATTTATTTAATAATGATGAAACTTTACATAAAATAAATAATGAATTAAAATTTATTACTCCAAAAATGTTTAATAGAAAAATTCAATTATATATTCCTTTACGCTTCTTTTTTACTAAACATAGTCAATCATCACTACCTATTGCAGCATTGTATAGAAGTGATGTAAATATAAAAATAAAAACAAATAATCAATCTGATGTATTTTTATCAAATAAAATAATATCAAGTGTAGAAATAAATAAGGCAGTATTATCAGCAAATTATATTCATTTAGATGTGAATGAGAAAAATTATTTTTTAAAAAATAAACAACATTTATTAATAGAACAACTCCAATAACAAACAAATGATATAATAAATGGATTATATGATAATATAGAATTAACATTTAGTTATTTATCAAAATATTTAATATGGAGATTACCATATAAATATATTTTAGACAAAGCACGTATAGTTTTTAATAATAATGATTTATTTTATGAACAAACAGGTGAATATTTCCATTTATTACAACCATTTGAATGTAATCTTGGAAGTGCTGATACAATGACACGTATGGAAGAAAACCAAGATCCAAATGGAACATATTATGTATATAGTTTTTGTTTACATCCAAGTAGTCGTCAACCATCAGGATTATGTAATTTTTCACGTATAGATGATAAATTTTTATATTTACAGACAGAATATATTAAAAATGATTTGAATATAAATACAAAAATACCAATTGATGTTTATAGTGTAAATTTTAATTTCTTACATATTGAAAAAGGAAAATGTAAATTAGAATTCTAAAAAACAACCTTTTAGGAAAAAGTTAATCCAAAATAATATATTATTTTTTTTTTAGATAAAAGTGTTTTAAATAAAAAGTTTATTAAATTTAATTCAAAATTTTTTTCTTATATAAAAATATAAAATGGGTGGTGGTTTAATGCAATTAGTCGCTATGGGTGCTCAAGATGTTTATCTTACAGGTAATCCTCAAATAACCTTTTTCAAAGTTGTCTACAGAAGACACACTAACTTTTCAAAAGAATGTATTGCTCAACAATTTACTGGTTCAGCCGATTTCGGTTCTTCAGTATCTTGCACTTTAGCCAGAAATGGTGATTTAGTACAAGAAATTTATTTAAGAGCTACCATGCAATGTAATGTAACTGACGCCGGCCCGACCTGGTCTGTTACTGATATGACTAATTTAATTCAAACAGTAGAAGTTGAAATTGGTGGCCAAAAAATTGACAAACATTATTCTCAATGGTTAGATATTTATAATGAATTATTCGAAACATCA